GCCTTCGCGTGTAAAACCTACTACTCCTACTGCCAAGACCAGAAGAGCGCCACAAATTGCCACTTACGCATTAAACGCAGGCCAAGGGATTGCTTCGCTTGGCGATAGCATTCCAATTTTGTTTGGCGAACGTACCAGCACATCTGGCGGACTTGTCTCAACGCCTGACGCTGTTTACCAGCGAATGCATAGTGCTGGTGTTTACGAGTGGCTGCGCGCGGCTTATGTAATTGCTGAAGGAGGTAAGCAGCTAGGCGTTGCAGTTACCCGAGGGGTGCGTTTAGGACGAAAAACGCTCGACTCATTGGACGACCCTTATTATTCTTTTGGCACGACCAACGGTTCGACTAACGATAACGATCCAACGCCTGCAAAGATCAGTCCACAGGGTTATTTTCAAGCTGCAGGGCTACTTACTGGGGCCGACGAATATCTGACTGGAACGATCAACCAAGGCGAAGTTCGCTGCTTTTCCCAGACGTTTAGTGTCAGTGAAGCTTTTGGCTTTAGCGGCGAACAGCCGGACTGCGATGCGGCAGAATTTGGCAGTGCGCCACCCTCAAGCATCACTTCTGTTCCGTTAAACACGGTCAAAGCATTTGTTAGTAATACACGTAGTTGCGAGGTTACTGAGATTGGGTTTGCTGTATCTCTTAATGCAACCGGACCAGACAAGGATGCTGTCGCGCCACCAGGAAGTTTGTGGAGCAGTACCTTCAGGACAGGCCCTAGTACGTTTGAAGCCAGAACTGTTCGTGTTGTTTCGCTTGCAAGTAAAATTGCAAATGGTTACTCGTTTGCTTTTAGAAGCAATGCAAACAACAGAACATCGCTGGACACTATTTTAGCCAGACGTCAAAAAGAATATAGTGAAGGAACGCGATTCTTTATGGATGTAGATCCTGATACTTTGATTCCCATAAACGGTCAAATATTGACAAGTACCACGTTTGTTGAGAAAATCGGGTCTCTTTATTTTCCTTACACAGGCGAAAGTAGAAACCGTAATACGTCAAGCGCAACAGGTTATGCACTGCCCAACCCAGACCCTTGCAAGCCACCTAACCTTACGTCGATTCTTTCAGACCCAAACAATCCAAAGATGGCGTTTGAGATTTATTGGCGCGATGCAACAGTTGCCGGAAACGCTTGGCGTCTTTTAAACAGCAAGCCGTTAATTGTTGCGACAGCAGATTCAACAACAATGTTCTCAAGCCTAAAAATCCAGCATCCAAGTCTGAGTTCAATTCAACTTAAGTTTGAGCCAATCCTTCCAGACGATTTTGCCAAGAATCATATGGACTATAATGCTACTCTTTTTGGTGCCGATATATCACATTTTGCTCAAAGCAAGGGTAGCTTTCCTATTATTTATAGCCGTAACTCTTCAGAAACTACGATCAACGGCAACGACGGTTTTAAGTTGACATTCAAAGGCGGGTTTGCACCATTCTTTGGTGATGTAACTCTGGATGATCAATCAACAAACTATGTAGCCAGCATTAGCTATGTAAACGAGGTCATTCAAGACTCGCCAAGCTATCCGTTTATGGGAATTGCACTGCTCAATGTACGCGGCTTTAAAGGAATGAGCAGCCTGGGCCAGATGTCAATTTACTACGATAACGGCGCTCAGATCAGGCTGCTTGAGACAGGCGCTGATGGAACGTCAAACATGTTCCCCGAGCTAGCAAACTACTTATTGACGACATTTCCTGGTGGCACTGGAGCAGTTACTTCTGCTGCAATTGATATTCCATCTTTTATCAAAGCCATTACATTTACAAGATCTAAGAAGCTGTTTTTTGACGGCGTAATAGAAGACAAGAGCGGCGCGTTCGAGTTTATTGCCGAATATGCACCATACTTCCTGTTGAACTTTGGGATGGTTAAAGGCAAGTATGCTTTTTCTATTGCCACCCAAGACTCATCAACTGGAACGGGTACTGCTACTGCTTCTCAAAAGTTAACTTTAGACGACATTACTCCTGACTCTTATCAGGTCGAGTATTCAACATTGCAAGACCGGCAAGAAGCAATTGTGAATGTCACTTATCGTCTTCAAGAGCGATACATGTTGGGCGAACCACGAACTGTAAGTGTCGCTCCAGCTGCTTATACCGGCTCAAATATTATTTCGATTGACCTGTCTGACTTTTGTACCACGGAAACCCACGCTGTTACTTATGCAAGATTTGTCCTTGCTACGCGATTGACCCAAACTCATACCGTCAGCTTTACCACCTTTTTGGATCGGATTGATCTTTCGCCGGGGCGTCTGTTTACGTTTGACTTTACGGTGACGGCTAGCACCGGCAAAACGTACAAGAACACCAACCAGTATCAAATCGTTTCAGCCTTCTATCGTGCAGACGGCCTAGTGGACATTGAAGCGGTTGAAATGCCAACCAACCTTTCAAGCCTGGTCTTTAGCAACACGTATAAAGTAGTGACATGAGCTTCCCTGCGATTAATCCCACAACACGGACCTGGACCCCTGGAGAGTTTGGGCAGTCCAGCTTTAACGCTGCGAGTGGAGCGGAAGTCCGTCTGCTTTATGGCGCTGTTGCGACGGGTCATGGCCTGTCGTTAACTTTTACCAATGTGAACGAAACGAATGCTTTAGCTTTTAACACGCATTACGGCACGGTGAAGGGCAGTTTTAATACGTTTGCACTGCCGACTCAGGCGTTTGCTGGCATGACAACAGCCTTTCCGATTGGAACGAATAAATGGAGATATGCAGAGCGACCATCGGTTGAAGCGGTAAAGCCAGGTATTTATAATATTTCTGTCAGCCTCATCGCTGTTTACAGCTAAACTAAGGCCATGGCCAAGCATTTTACCGGCATTGATGGCAGCCTAAGGGTTGACGGCACTCAGGTCGCAAAGTTGAGCGAGTGGTCGTTCACAGCTGAGACCAGCACGTTGGAGACCACAAGCCTGGGTGATTTTGCCCGGACCTATGTCCCTGGCATTCAAAGTTTTTCTGGTTCGTCAACCGCTTATTACTACGTCACTGCAGCCAACACGATTGATGGTGGCGCATTAATCGAAGATGTCATTCGGACAAGCGCACCAAACACAACAGCTACTCACACAATTTTGCTGAGGTTGTCGGACACGACAAATCGCGAGGTTGAGTTTAAGTGTGTCGTTACTTCAGTTTCGATTAGCTGTCGAGTTGGCGATTTAGTGACAGCATCTATTGCATTTACGGCCTCTGGTGCTTTGACGAAGGCAACGCTGGGTTCCTAATTATGGCTGTTTACCTCGGGGCGCACGGGATTATTGAGCTAACCCGTACCAGCGAACAGAACTATCTAAGCAGCACACTGGATCCAGCGGATGTAAACGTCACAGCCAAGCGATTCAGCTTTGACTTTGGCAACAACCGTTTTATGACGGGAGACCTGCTGGAGATTACACGGATGACCACGTCTGGAGCAGTTAGCACCAGCAATTTAGATTTTGTTGATGCCGCTAGTTTTCCTGGAGGAGTCCAGTCACCACAAGGGCAGTGGTACGTCAACGTTGATGCGGCCAATGGCGCCCGTCTTTATACGACTTGGAACCAAGCCTTAACGGGTGGAACGACTAATGCTGCGACGTTGGCAACTCCTGCTTCAAGTTATCCGATCCAAGTAAAACTCAAAAATAATGCTCGTCGTATTTTGGGTGAGGTTACAAATTACGAGCTGAACACTAACCGTGAGACTGCGGACGTTACGTCTTTAGGCGAAGCATTTCGGCAGCGAGTTAGCACCTTGATTACGGGCTCAGGTAGCTGCACTGCTTTCTGGAGTCACGATGCGTATGCGACTGAGAACCGTAACATCAATGCCTATGAAAACGAAGTTAGCCAGTATTTGCACCAATTAGTTCTTCGTCAAGATCTTGGAGCAAGTTTCCGCGCTCGTCTGTATCTAAAGACTCGTGCGTCTAAGCCTTATACCGGCGGTGTTCCTGGTCCAAATACGGAACAGGTTTATTACGAGTTTACCGGGCTGATCACTGAGGTCGGAGTTGCCTTTAATGCCGACGAACCAGTCCGAAGTCAGATTAATTTTGTGACCACAGGCGAGCTTAGTCTGTTGTCCGAGCCTGCAGCTAGCCTGGTCCTCAATCAGACTGGTGGCACTGTTGTTCAGCAGAACAGCAGCGGTAACGTGGCGTTGCAGTCGCCTTAAACTGAACCTATCGCACCGTCTCTGGCATGGCTGATCTCAAAGTTACAGAACTGAATGCAATTACAGCGGCTTCCGTTGTAACTGACGACGTGCTTCTGCTAGTTGACGTGTCGGCTGGCGAGGATAAAAAGATTGAACCAGATGAGCTTGTAGAGGCAGGTTTAAGTCTGCTTGGAACGGGTGTCATTGCCGGGAACAAGCTTGTTGATAACAGTGTTACAGCGACTCAAATCGCAGCGGATGCTGTTGGTGCCAGTGAGCTTGCCGACAATGCTGTTGATGAAGGTGCGATTGCTTCAGGTGCCGTTCACGGTACTGCAGTCCCTGGCACTGGTTCCAAGGTTCATATTTATGCCGCTTCGATTGGAACTGCGGACGTTGGCAACGATCAAATCACAGAAGCAAAGATTGCTGACGACGCAGTAACTGCAGATCAGATTGCAGCAAATGTCGTTTCAGGCTCTGAGACAACACTTGGCACGATTCATATTGAAGCGGGTTCGATTGGTGCGGCGGACATCAAGGACGCAACTATTACTGCAGCCAAGCTGACGGGTGGGTCGTTGATTCCGGCTAGCGGCATTATTAACACTGACATTAGTGCCAGTGCTGATATTGCAGTTAGCAAGCTTGAAGATTTTAGTCCCAACGAAGTTTTAGCTGGTCCAGCTACTGGTGCAACCGATGCTGCGCCAACAGCTCGGGCTTTGGTTGCTGCTGATCTGCCTGTTGGAACGGCAAGT